GATTTTACAGAAATCTTCAACATCATAACTGAAATATGGAACGCTGTTACTCTTTACAAGAATATGGACATTGACGGACACGAAGATGCTGTTTGTCTGGATATGTACAATCGTTTGCAGGCGATTAAGAATAAACATTCAGATAAGCGAAGTGGTAAATTAATCAGCGACATATCAACAGCGATTCTACATTTCATTTTTTACAAGGAGAAGAAATGATAAAGAAAATTGAAAATAGAATAAATAAACTCGAAGGAGAAGAGCAGATGATTTACTTTGGCGGAGAGATTCTAACAGATTCTGAACGACAAAGGTTATCAGAAATTAGAAAAGAATTAACAGAGCTCAAACAGAAAAGAGCAGAATTAGGAGGTAAATAATTGGACGAATACAACGTATATGTTAGTGGTAGATTCGTAGCCACATCAACCAAAGAAGAAATTCTAAAAGACTACGATTTAACCGAAGAAGAATTTCAGGCTAGAGTTGGAGCAAAGAAAAAATACAAGCTTTACTTTGGCAGAATTTATAAACAAAAAACAAAGAATATGCCTGATTCATTGATTAAGGATTGGGACGAGACTACGCAGAAGATTCGTGACAGAGCGAAGAACAAAAAAAGAACAAAGTTAAAGATTAAGTAAGAGGTAAAACATGAAGAAATTAAAAGAAATTTTAGAAATCTTATATAACATACTGATGCTTATATTAATGGTGCTATTAATTTTTATTTTTGTAGTTATTTTGAACAATTAGAGGAGGTAGTAGTTTGAGCGTAGAAACAAAAGCATTGGAACAGCTCTTGAAAGAATTTCAAAAAATTAGAGAACGCTTTATTAGAAAAGCAGAAAAGGAAAGAGCAAAGGTTAATGAAGTCTGCGTAACTGTTAAAGGTGAGAAGATTCATACAGACGAAGAGTTATTCGAACTGTACGAAGGCGATGTTATTACCAGCAAGCAATATGACGCTTACAGAGATAAGCTGGAAGCTAAAAGAAAAAGAGCTGGCGAAGATAATAATAAAACAAAGAGTGAAGTTGTAGTTAAGATTTTAACCAACTACATATGCGATTTACAGTATGAGATTGCAGATGAGAAGCGAGAACAGTAATTAAATAAAAAAATCGAAAGGAGAAAGAGTTGTGCGCACATAAAAGAATTCTTACTCCAGGAAGAAAAATGGATAATTTAATCATAGACTGCTTCGCTGGTGGAGGTGGGGCAAGTGTTGGAATAGAAATGGCATTGGGAAGACAGGTTGATATTGCAATTAATCATGATCCAGACGCTATTGCAATGCACAAAGAGAATCATCCACATACATTACATTTAACAGAAGATATTTTTAAAGTAAATTTGCAAAAATACGTTAAAGGTGAACATGTTGCTTTAATGTGGGCTAGTCCAGATTGTACAAGTCATAGTAAGGCTAAAGGCGGAAAGCCAAGAGATAAAGGCTTAAGAATACTTCCTTGGGCAGTATTTAAACACGCAAAAACAATTCTTCCAGATGTAATTATCATGGAAAATGTTGAAGAAATTCAACAATGGGGACCATTGGACGAAACAGGGCATCCGATAAAAGAACGCAAGGGTGAAGACTATAAGAAATTTATAACAGCAATGAAATCACTTGGATATGTATTTGAAAGTAGGGAATTAATCGCTGCAGATTATGGAGCACCTACAACAAGGAAACGTTGGTATGCAATATTCAGAAGAGATGGTAAGTCAATCATATGGCCAGAACCAACTCATAACAAGGATGGTTCAAATGGACTAAAGAAGTGGGTGCCGGTATCAACCATTTTGGATTTTAAAAATTTAGGAAAGTCAATCTTTGGAAGAAAAAAGCCATTAGCACAGAATACCATGAACAGAATTGGCAGAGGCTTAAAAAAATTTGTGTTTGAAAACAAAGAGCCATTTATTGTGCCAATAAGTTCAAATGAAAAAATAACACCATACATCATTCAATATCATTCCGAGACGGCAAAGGCAGAAGTGAGAGGACAAAAGGTGTCAGAACCGATTATGACGCTTGATACAAGCAATAGATACGGAATCGTAGCTGCTTTTCTGTCAAAATTCTATAAAACCGGAACAGGTCAAAGTGTATTAGAACCTATTCATACGATAACAACATCAGCTGGGCACTTTGGTCAGGTCAACGTTTTGGCAGTTGAAAAGAATAAATTGTTTGAATTTGGAATTAATGAAGATATGGCTCTTAAATGTACCTGGGTTAGTCAGTTCATTGTTGAATACTACGGACAAGGAACAGGACAGAGCGTTGATAGTCCATTACATACAATTGTTACTAAAGACAGATTTGCATTAATTACAGTATTGGAAAACGAATATGTAATTGTAGATATTCTATTAAGGATGTTGACTCCTGAAGAATTAAAATTGGCGCAAGGTTTTCCGCGAGATTACATCATTGACAGAGTTGACGGAAAGCCATATCCGAAATCTAAGCAGGTGGCAAGAATTGGAAACAGTGTTGTTCCGATTATGGCTCAAAAATTAGTTGAAGCGAATTGTGGTTATTTGAAAGTCGGAGAGAGGATTCCGAAATTATATATAAATGATGATAGTCCACAGTTGAGTTTTATGTAAATGTTAAGAAATGTTAAGGAGTGAGAGGAATGTTAAATATTGAGAAATACAAAAAAATACTGATAGATACAGAAGTGATAAACATAACAAAACTAGCTGTCATAAATGATAAGCCTGTAGAGTGTAGAGAATGTCATTGTGACGAATGTGATTTTGGAGGAAAGAAAGATTGTAAGCCATATTTAGAGGAATGGTTGTTCTCAAAATATGAAGAACCAAAGGTTGATTGGTCGAAAATCAAAGTTGATACACCAATTCTAGTTAGAAATTATGGTATTAAATGGAGTAAAAGATATTTCGGTAAATTTGTGGATGGGAAAGTTTATGCGTGGTGTGGCGGAGCTACGTCCTGGACAGCAGATGGTGAATGTGATATGACTTCCTGGAATTACGCAAAGCTAGCAGAAAGTGAGGAATAAATATGGATGATTTATTACCAATTTTAATTGATGCTTTTAAGAGAGAGTTTGGTGAAGATGAAAAAATCAATGATGGTGACACAGTAGTTTTCGAACTAAATGACTGCACAGTTATATTGTCCCTTGAAGATGCGTCATTAAAAACGGAAGTTATAGGTGATAAACCCATAAGAGTAAATTATACAACAGGTTATTTTGAATAAGTCAAATAAGAAAGGACAGGAAGATGAATAATTTAGGATTTATTAGTAAAAAGAAAGTAGCAAGAGAAATAGCAAAAATATATAACACAAAAGGACATAGTGTACTCGACAGTGAAGCATGTTCTATATTGAATCTTTTGTGCTACAGATTAAAGATTAAACCTATGCATAGAAATAAATTAGATGGTGGAACAGGTGAAATGCTGAAAGGAGAGTGATTAGAATGCGATTAATAGATGCAGATAAATTAATTTTATATTTAAATGATTTTATGTTACAGCAAAGCCCTATTGATGTGCAAGATATTGAAAGCATAAAAGTAAGTGCAGTAATTAAAGATTGCATAAAAGCAGTAGATGAACAGCCAACAGCCTATAACGTGGATAAGGTTGTAGAGCAATTAGGTAAAAAACAAAATAATAAAGGATTTGGAGGCACAATTCAAGAAATATTTTATGATTCAGGTTTAGAGGATGCAGTAGAAATAGTGAAAGGCGGTGGATTAGATGGATAAGATAGTAATTGCAGCAACGTTGATGAGTTTTTTAATCACAGCGTTTGTGATTTGGGTAGTAAGTAATGTGTTCGAGTAGAGCAGAGAGTACATTGACAATTGAATATTGGCTGATAATTTAATAAAAAAATAAAGAAAATTGCATAAAAGTGTTGACTTATACGTACACGTATGATATACTTAATATATCAAATGAAGGAGGTAAAAACAGATGAATTCAGAAATTAGTGAAATCATAAAAGACCTTTCAGAAGCTTTCCTAGCAATTGTTTCTGCGGTGTGTGTTCTAGTAAAAACCTTTCACAAAAACAAGAAAAACTCTAAAAGGTCAAAAAAGAAAAAATAAGGAACGGGGCGAAAGCCCCAAACCTTATGAATCATAATAACACATTCATCTGTAAAAATAAATATGAAGGTAATTAGATATGTTGCTATGATATTATTATTAATAATAATCATAGAGGGATTCAGAGGAGAATTCAACAATCCTACAGTATTTGATATTGTGAAATGGATTTGTTGTATTATACTTGCAGGTTGTTTATTATTTTCAAAGAAAAAATGATATATGGAGGATTATCAATGGACGAAAAGAAGATTAGACCACAGGATAAATGGGATATGAAAGCAGGAGTATCAGCAAAGACTTATAAGGTTAATACCGCTGTAGCGGAAGAATTTAAAAAGTTATGTAAAGAACTGCATTTATCTCAAGGTCCGGAATTAACAAAGCTAATGCAACAATTTATTGAACAGAACAAATAAATTAAATAATCAAACAGAAAACTATCAGCCAATATTTGGTTGGTAGTTTTTTTATGTGGAAAAATAAAGGAGAAAGAATTATGTTGACAGTAAAAATATTATTAGCGTTAAATCTGGCATTCCTAATATTTGCAAGTTATTGTATGCACAGATTAGAAAGGCGAGACGATGAACAGAAAGAAACAAGCGGAGATTCTGAAAGAGATTGATAAGCGTAATCACGTTAAATTCGGAACTCTGGATAAGGCAATTAAGGATTTCAAAAAGAAGCCATACAAGGTGGTGAAGAAGAATGATTTGGATGATAGTAAGCAAAGATAAATATGAATTTCCTTTAGGAGTTTATGATACAGCTACGGAGCTTGCAATGGCTGTTGGAACATCAGCTAATTGTGTAATGGCAACAGTAAACAAATTTGAAAAAGGAAAATTAAAGTGGAGCAAGTACAGACGAATAAGGGAGGAGGAAGACGATGAAGAACCTAACTAAAGAAAGATACTTAGAACTTAAATACTTCTGTCAGCAATATCCTGAAAAGAAGAAACGATTAAATGAGCACACAAGAGCAGGAGAGAGAGCCAGGACAGATACGTTGCTTATTGAAATTGTAGCAGAAGGAGTGGACCGTAAGCTGGCGGAATACATTATCAAGCAGGTAAGCACAGGCATTCCATATGAGAAGCTGGAAGGTTGTCCTTGCGGAAGAAGGCAGTTCTATGACAAGCGTAATGAATTTTATCGAAGACTATCGGAAGTACACTAAATCAAGTCAATAACTTTTTTAAAACTTTTTAGGTTTTGAACCTAAAAGGGTCAGAAATTGGACCAACTTCTATTGTATACTACAAGCGTAGTGTTTCTTGGTTTAACTTTTTTTGAGTTGATTTAAGTTTTTCACCTCCGAAATGTATTAGTGAGAAGGGGAGCATCTACAATGGTGTTCCCTTTTTTCTATGAAAGGAGAAGCGAATGACAACAGAAGAAGTTATTGAAGCTATTAAGACAAATAAAAAATATAAGATATACAAGAGCAGGGAGTTCAGAACATTAAGATTGCAAGTCCTAAAGACATTCCACTACGAATGCCAACGTTGCAAAGAATCAAACAAGATAACTTCAGCAGTCTTAGTCCATCACGTTCAGGAAGTGACTAAGCATCCAGAGTTAGCATTTGAAGAGTTTTATATTGATAAGAATGGAATCAAACAACGGAATCTAATTCCACTCTGCAAGGAATGTCACGAAGCCATCCATCATAGATATGGATTTAGACCAAATCAGACAAAATCTGAACAGAATTTTATCAATGAAGAGCGATGGTAAAGACACCCCCTACCCCCTAAAACCCCTTGATTTTGAAGGGGAATTTCAACGGGGGGGCTATAAGCATCCAGAGATACTACCAAAAAGGTGAAAAGGAGCTGATGTCATGGCGAGACCAAACAAAGCAATGATGAAGCGTAAAGATACAGAAAAAGCCATTCTGTCGGCACTTGAACAGAATGGAACTACGGAAAAATATCTGCTCGACCAGGTGGACCAGTATATGGAGTATTACGATAATTTAGCGATGATAAACAATAAGTTAAGGCAGGAGTTTAGTCCAAGTTTAGTTAAGGAAAAGAGATTATTAACAAAAGAGATGAGAAGCATATTAACTTTTCTGAAATTAAAACCTTCTGCTGATGATGGCGGTGATGAACCTGAAACACTATAGCAAGTATCTAAATCCTTACATGGAAAAAATTTTAAACAATGAGATTGAGCACTGTAAGGAACAGGAACAGTTGATTAATAATGTCATTATTCCAGTATTGGAAAGAGAAGATATTTTTTTTAATGAAGATAGAGTCGGAAAAGGTTTAACTCTGCAAAAGTATTTTTCTTATGATTTGGTGGAGTGGGAAATTTTCCTTTTTGCTTGCATTGTTGGAATTAGAATAGCTGACAATTCAGATGTGTTTTTCAAAGACATATGGATAGTGATTGGTCGTGGTTCTGGAAAGAATGGATTTATTAGTTTTTTAATATTTTATTTTACTAGTCCATATAACGGCATACAGGGATATAACATTGATATTCTTGCCAATTCAGAGGACCAAGCGAAGACATCGTTTAATGATGTGTATGAAATAGTAACAAATCCACCGGCGAAATATGCAAAGGCAATGAAAAGCAATTATTCCGCCACTAAGGAAGACATTTGTTGCAAGGTCACAAAATCGCATATCAGATATAATACCAGCTCTGCCAAGACAAAAGATTCAAAAAGAACTGGTTGTATTATCATTGATGAAAAACATGCTTATCTTGCTACTGACGGAGAGAACATAGATGTATTAACATCCGGACTTGGTAAAGTTCCAGAAGACAGGACAATCACAATCAGTTCTGACGGAAAAAATAGAGGTGGGCTTCTTGATCAGGACAAGGACAGGATGAAAGATATTCTGAAAGAATACGATTCCGAAAATAGAACATTGCCTTTTTGGTGCAAAATTGAAAAAGAAGATGAATGGAAAGATCCAACTAAATGGGTTAAATCTATTCCATCAATTGAAGACCCAACATTCGCATCAATTAAGCGAAGGGTAGCAAAAGAAGTTAAAGAAATGCCGTATAAACAAAATTATTATCCTGAATTTATGGCGAAAAGAATGGGCTATCCGGTCGGCAACAAAGATGTTGAAATTGCAAAATGGGAGGATATTCTTGCAACAAATCAAGAAATCCCTGACCTTGACGGAATGGCTTGCGTTGGATCTTGTGATTATGCTTTAACTAATGACTTCGCTGGAGTAGTTTTAATTTTCAAAATTGACAACAAGGTGATAATCAAACAGCATACGTTTGTATGCAAATATTCCCGAGACTTGCCGGGAATTAAAGCCCCGATTGAAGAGTGGGGAGCAAAAGGAGACTTGACAATTGTTGATGAAGTTGAAATTCCGGCAGATATGTTGGCTGAATGGTTCGACAGACAAGTTGATGAACATGGCTATCGAATCAAGGGAATGGTTGTTGATTATTTCAGAAGAGGTTATCTGTTGCCAGCATTGAAAAGAATTGGATTTTGTAAAGAACAAAAAAACTTATTCTACGCAAGACCTAATGATATAGGACAGGTGGTAAGTGTTATAAATTCACTTTTTATAAATCACAATTTAGTGGTCGGTGATGTTCCTGTGTTTCGTTGGATGATTAACAACGTTAAAAAATATGATTCAGGCAACAATATCCTGTACGGAAAGATAGAGCCTCACTACAGAAAGACAGATACATTCCAAGCGTTTGCTGCAGGAATGACAAAGATAGATTTATTGGATGATGATGTGAATGTTGATATATCTGACATCCAGCCAATTATTTTTTAATGGAGAAGAAGTAGATGTTTAGCATAAAAGAGAAATTGATTAATTTTTTAGAAAAAAGAACAACTTCTGCACAAATCAAGAACATCTCTTGCGATGCTAGTCAACAGCTTGCGTTTAAAGCCTTAGCTGTCAAGATTGCAGTGTCGTACATCGCAAATGCAATTAGCAAATGCGAGATTAAGTTTTTTGATAAGGGCAAAAAAACTAAAAACTCTTATGAATATTATGCCTGGAATATTAAGCCGAACGATAACCAAAGCGGAAGTCAGTTCATTAATAAGTTAGTCACAAAAATGCTAACCGAACCTGATGGAGCGTTAGTTATTCAGAGCAATGGAAAAATGTTTGTCGCTGATGAATTTCAAAGACAGTCGTATCCGTTCAATGGTGATGTCTTTTCAGGAATAAGAATTGAGAGCTTATGCTTGAATAAGACTTATGCAGCAGATGAAGTTCTTTACTTCAAATTAGAAGATGAAAATATAACCCAATTAATTGACGCATTGTATGTCGATTACGGAAAAGCAATATCATACGCCCTTCAATCATTTTTAAAGGTAAATGGGCAGAAATATAAATTGAAAATTCATTCTGACAAAATCGGAGATAAGACATTCAATCAATATTACGAAGAAACCTTGAAAGAACAGTTGAAGAGTTTCATTCAAGGCACTGATGGAATTTATCCTGAAAACAACGGATTTGAGTTGACCGAATTTAAAGTTGGAAATCAAACAAAGAATTGCGATGATTTGGTTAAATTGCGAAAAGACATGTTCCAAATCGCAGGACAAGCCTATAAGATTCCAATGTCGATGATGGAAGGCAATATTAACAATATGTCAGAAGTTGTTAAAGCATTTATTACATTCGCTGTCGAGCCTGTAGCGAAAGTGATTGACGATGTTTTAACAGGAAATTGTTTTGATTTTGCAGAATGGCAACAAGGCTCAAGAGCAGTGGTTGACACAAGTCAGATCCCTTATTCTTCAATAGTTGAAAATGCAAGCAATGTTGGAACATTAATTGCGAATACAATTCTAAATCCTAATGAAGCAAGGGGAATGTTTGGGCTTGATGCAATAGATGAAGAATTTATGGAACAATTCTTTATTACAAAAAATAATTCGAAAGCCGAAGACGTGATGGATGGCGTCATTGATTCAGCTTAATGGATGGAAAGGAGAAGAAATGGCAAATAAGTATTTTCAATTGATTACAAATTCTGAAAATAGAACAGCAGATTTGTATATTTACGGTGACATTGTCACTGAGGAATGGTTCGATGGCGAAGTTTCAGCAAATGACGTGGCTGGGACGCTTGCTGGATTAGATGTAGACAGCATTAATGTTTATATTAATTCATATGGCGGAGTTGTGTCGGAAGGAATCGCAATCTATAACGCGTTGAAAAGACATAAGGCGAAAGTCACTACTTACTGCGATGGATTTGCTTGCTCAATTGCAAGTGTAATCTTTATGGCTGGAGATGAAAGGGTGATGGCTAACTCTTCACTTCTTTTTGTCCATAATGCGTGGACTAATGCTTCTGGTAATGCAGAAGATTTAAGAAAGCAGGCAGACGCTTTAGATACAATCACCGAATGCTCAATCAATGCCTATCTTGATAAGATTAATATTTCAAGAGAAGAATTAGTTGAGTTGTTAGATGGCGAGACTTGGTTAAATCCTACTCAATGCTATGAGATGGGATTTGCGACAACTATCGTCAATGAAAAGACAAACAAGGCTTCACAGTCAGTTAAGCGTCAGCTCTACGATTTAATCGAACAGAGCCAGGCGGTTAGGCCGGAACCAATAGAACCTGAACCTGAACCGGAACCAATAGAAGAAAAGAACGTAATGTTTGAATTTTTAAAAAATTTATAAGAAAAGGAGATTTACAATGTTTAAATTAACAGCATTTGAAGAACAGAAAGCAAAAGCAATTGAAAAGATTGCTGCAGCAGTTAAGAGTGGCAATGCAGAAGATGCATCTGCTGGAGTTACAGAATTTTGCAACACAGTTTTTGATAAAATTTCTGCGGATTACAAAGAGCTTCAGGGAACACATGATGCTCAGGCATTAGCACAGAGAGGTTACAGACAGCTCACAAGTGACGAAAAGAAATTCTATGAAAGCGTAGCAAATTCAGTTAAGGCAAATGATGCAAAGCAGGCTTTATTATCTGATATTCCTGACGGAGCTATGCCAACAACAATCATTGAAGATGTGTATAAGGAATTACAGCAGAATCATCCACTTTTATCTAGAATCAGCTTTAGATTTGTTGGATATGTTACAAAATGGGTTTTATCTGACCATTCATCACAGAAGGCTGTATGGGGAACAATTACTGATGCAATTACACAGGAAATCACATCAGGGTTAAAAGAAATCGATGTTAAACAGGATAAATTAACAGCATTTGTTCATTTAAGCAAAGGCTTAATCGAAATGGGTCCAACATATCTTGATGCATACGTAAGAGAAGTGCTTAAGGAAGCATTAGCTTACGGATTAGAAGATGGAATCATCAACGGAAACGGAGTTAATTGCCCTGTTGGAATGAACAGAGATATTCACGATGGCGTAAGTTTTAATACTTCAACAGGTTATCCAGAAAAAACTCCTGTAACATTAAAGTCATTCTCACCAAAGGATTATGGTGCAGTTGTTGCTAAATTGGCAAAAACAGAAAAGGGAAATGATAGAGCGTTCAACAGCGTTATTCTAATCACAAATATGACAGACTACTTAACAAAAGTAATGCCTGCATCAACAGTGATGAACGCATCAGGCGGGTATGTTAAGGACGTATTTCCATTTGCTACAGAAACAATGACATCTGCAGCAGTAGCTAGCGGAAAAGCAATCATTGGTATTCCAGAAGAATACTACTTACTCGCTGGCGGAAGCAAGGACGGAGTTATTGAATTCTCTGATGATTACAAATTCCTTGAAGATATGCGTACATACAAGATTAAACAGTATGCAGCAGGTAGAGCTTACGATGATACTTGCTTCATTGTTGTTGATATTTCAAAACTTGAAGAAGCATATTTACTTGTTAAGAATGTAGCCGAAGTTACAGCGTAGGAAGGATAAGTTATGAGCGAAGAATTAGTGTTAAAAATCAAAGACGCATTAGACATCACGTTTAGTGACGAAGATTACGATAGAAAAATCGTAGGAATAATTGAAGATGCTATCCCTGTTCTTCGCTCTTTATTTGGAGTAGAAGACAGCGAAGTCATTGATTGGACAGAGCCAAGCACAGAAAGAATGTTGCTAAAAAACTATTGCTTATATGAGTTGAATAATGTAAGTGATAAATTTACTGAAAACTATCGGTCAGAGATTTTAAGTGTAAGAGCAAGAAATGAGGTGGCACAATGGAAAAGAGCCAGTTTGACAGATACACAGACGGAGTAGTGAAGATTTGTGAGCTGAAAGAAAAAAAGAGCGAATTTGGTGCTAGAATTTCAGCCACAACGAAGAACGACCTTGATGTGATTTATAAGCTGAATTATCAGAAGATGTCGAAAAGAGTGGAAGACATTGAATTTGCCAAGAGTGAAAGTTTTGAGCTTACACAAAAAATCAAAGTCCGAAAAGTTAAAGGAATCAAGACAAACAACGTTGTTCTAATTGATGGAAAAATGCATTCAATTAAGCATATAGACGATGATGGCAACAAAAATCTGTATTTATATTTACAAGGTGAAAGAGAGTTAGGTTAATGGAAGAAAAAGAAAATTTACTTAAAAATATTAGAGGTAAACTCGAAGAGCTTAACATTCCTGTTTACTATGGCATAGCAGACAGTTCTGTTAAGGATAAGAGCGAATTTATCGTGTTCGGGAGAACAGACATTAACGTGAACCAAAATGCTACAGCACACACACGACATTTTGAAGTTGTTATTGTTTCCAAAGATTGGGTAGCCGACGAATTAATCAGTCAGGTTGTTGCAAAAGCAAAAGAGGCTGGATTAAGAGTTTCGACTAATACAGATATTGGAATCGACTATGAACAGAAAAATGACGTGCCTTATGAGCTAGTATCAATTCCGTTTAAATACGTGGAAAGGGTTGATTATTAATGTCGGAAGTTACTTTAAGTCAGAAAGATAATTTTGATGAATTGCAAGGAGCAATTGAGCAATATCAGAGTGTTGCAGAAAAATCAATCGGCGAAGTCCTAAAGGGTGAAGGTGCCGAAGAGATAATGACAGGAATTAAGGCTAAAATTCATCCATCTAATAGAAAGTGGAAAGGAAAGCCTAGAGCGTCGAAGTTAGCAAAGTCACTGACAGTCAATCAGAAGAAATCTACGGATTTAGCAGTGGTTATTAACACAACAAATAAATATCATTATCTTTACTTTCCTGATGATGGAACTAATTCACACAATCATCATGGCGAACAGCATTTTATGATAAAAGGAGCAGAAGATAAGGCAGGTAAGGTGTTAAAAATGTGTGTTGAGAACATATTTAAAAATGGAAATATATAGAAAAGGAGATAGAAGATGGATAAGAAAGTTTTTTCAGATTATTACATCACAAAGGCAACAGTGAAGTTTGAAGACGAAACAAAAAGCGTTGGTAACATCATAGCTCAGGTGTTAGGTTCTATCGGAACGCTTGAAGAATCTATGGATTCAAGAATCGTTACTAAAAACTTTGAAGGTGTTGAAGAAACTGTTTCTGTTAAGGGAACAGGTACAGGCGAATTAAAGGTTACTGCTCACGTTAGAGAAGATGTATTCAAGAAAGCTTATGGAATGGAATTCGAAGCATTAAAAGATGGTGTTTATGCTTATGGAAAAAATTCTAAACATAAATACTTCTGCTTTACAGCCGAAGTTCAGGACGAATACGAGAGAGTTAAGTATAGAGCATATCCAAGATGTATAATCACTGACGGAATCGCGAGAAAAACAGAAAATGGAGCAGATGAAGTAGCGCAGGTCGAATTTACAATCAAGGTTACTCCTGATGAAAAGGGAAATGGCTTATACGAAGCTACTCTTGAAGAATTACAGGACGCAACATTAAAGCAGAATTGGATAGAAAAATTCAACATTGCTGACGTTTACGAGGAGGCTGCTTAAAATGAAAGCAAAGGTATTAAGACGCTTTATTGATATTAAAACGAAAAAAGCACACGAAGTTGGCGAAGTTTTCCAGCTAACTAAAGCTAGATATGACGAGATTATATCTAACACAAAGAAGTTAGTTGAAGCTGGCAGATTAAGTCAGGGCACACAGCTAATTGAAGAAGTTAAGGAAAAAGCCACAGCGAAGAAAAAATAATCAGTGGGAGTGGCGATTGCTACTCCTATTTTTTTAAGGAGAATTAGGAAAAATGGCAAATTTAATATTAAAAGATGGAACACAACAGAAAGTTGAATTAACTTTTTTAGATTTATATAAATTCGAACAGGAAAAGCCAGCATTGGCAGAAAAGTATTTTGGAATTCAGAGAAAGGATTCAGTCAATGAATTAGATATGGTTGAAGTTTTAAGGATTGCCTATATCGCAACAGTTGGAAAAGATGTTAGCTTTGAAGATTTTTGCGGAATGATTTCGAATAATAGAATTGAAGTTATTACCTGCTACAGTGACCTACTGAACCCAAAAAACTAGACTTCCGCGCTTTTTTCAATAAAAGAACGTTCAACTTTGAGGGAGCGCGGATTGATTTAAAAGACATGCCATTAATTGACGTTAAAGACCATTACTATTGGTATTGCGTTGTCGGAAAAATGTCAGAAGATGTATTTTGGAATAAATCTATAGCGTTCGTTAATGGAATTATTTTTAATGAAAATTCATTCAAAAATTGGCTAGGCTATCAGGAAGAAAAAGAAAGGAGACGGAATGGCGAGTAAGAACGAAGCAAAAATTATATTTACTGCTGAAACAAAAGAATTTAACGAAGCAATCAAAAAATCTAACCAGGACATCTCTACATTAAGAAGTGAGTTGAGATTGAACGAAACTCAAATGAAAAACACCGGAACGTCCGTCCAAGGCTTGGCTAGAAAAAAACAGCTTTTAACAAAAGAGTTAGAAGCTCAAAAAAATAAAACACAGGCATTAGAAGCAAAGCTGAAAGAAGCAAAAAAGGTTTATGGCGATGACAGTACAGAAGTGGCAAGATTAACAAAGCAATTAAGTGCTTCAAAAACTGCTGAAAGTAATCTCGAAAAAGAGTTGAGCAACACCAACAAAGAGCTCAAAGAACAGCAGAAACGCATGGGGCTTACTGCTGAACAGAGTGAAAAATTAAAAGACGGATTTGACAAAGTCGGTAACGCGTCAGGAGCAGTTGTAGCAGGTGTTGGAGCAGTTGCAGGAGGTAGTGTCGCATTATTTAATGAAGTTGATGAAGGAGCAAAAAATGCCATTAAGGCGACAGGAGCTACGGGCGAGCAAGCTAAGGAACTTAGGCAAAACTATAAAAATGTTGCTTCTTCAATTAGAGGTGATTTTTCTGATATAGGTTCAGTTTTAGGTGAAGTTCAAACAAGATTTGATTTAACAGGAAAAGAATCTGAAAAAATCACAAAGAAGTTTGTAAAATTTGCAGAGATTAACAACACTGATGGAGTTACATCTGTTCAGTTAGTTACAAGAGCCTTGAGAGATGCTGGTATTCCACTAAAGGACTACGAAGAATTACTTGATAAATTAACAGTTGGAGCACAGGCGAGTGGAATCAGCATTGATACTTTAACTGAATCAATCGCTAAATACGGCGCACCTATGCGACAATTAGGGTTTGATACAGATGAAAGTATTTCAATCTTGGCAGGATGGGAAAAAGCAGGTGTTAATACACAGATAGCATTTTCAGGAATGAAAAAAGCAATATCAAATTGGAGTGCAAGCGGTAAAGATGCAAAGGTAGAATTTGGAAAGACTTTAACTGAAATCAAAAAAGCCCCAACATTAGCAAAAGCAACAACAATTGCAATTGAAAACTTCGGTCAAAAAGCAGGTCCCGACCTTGCAGATGCAATTCAGAATGGACGTTTTGAATATTCTAATTTCATGAAATTACTCAAAAAGAGCAAAGGTTCTGTTGAAAACACATATAAATCTGTTGAGAATGGAACGGATGAAGCAAAGATTGCAATGCAGAATCTAAAACTTGCAGGAGCAGAAGTCGGTGAGAGTTTACTAAAAGGGGCAGGCCCAGCAATTAAAGATTTAACATCTAAGTCGAAAGAGTTAGCTAAATATGCTGAAACGCATGGTGATGAAATTGTTGGAACTTTAAAAACGATAGGTGTTGTTGCCGGAACAGTTTTCGCAGTTAATAAAACTGCCAATTTTGTTCGAAATCTTGGCACATTTGTTAATGCTGGAAAAGCAGGTGTTGACATGTTAAAGAAGATGGCAGCGGCAAGAGTGGCTGACACAGCAGCAGCAGAAGCAGGTACAGTTGCTCAGACAGGCTTCATGTCAGTGATTAAAGCACATCCAATAGCCCTTGCCACAACAGCAGTGGTGGGTTTGACTGCTGGAATTGTAGCACTTGTTGCAAAATCACAAGAAACTCCAGCAGAAATAAAAAAAATAAGGGATGAAATATCTGAATTTAATAATGAAGTTGTTAAAAATGGTAATGAAGTTGATTCAGAGTACAACGTGTATGAAAGATATGCGGAGCAATTAAAAAAATGCGTTGACAAGAATGGAAAAATCAAAAAAGGAAAAGAAGATCAAGTAAAAGTAATAAAAGGGCAACTAAAAGATGCATTAGGAATTGAAATTGACGTTGTAAAAGGTCAAATAAAACAATATGACAAGTTGGCAAATAAAATAAATAAGACAATAGAAGCAAAAAGAGCAGAATCTTTGTTACAAAAAGACGAAGGAAAGTACCAGGAATCATTAAGCACTAAAGACAGTCAGGCAGTAAAGGTTGCTGATTGGTCTTCAAAACTTGAAAAAGCACAATCTACTGTTAATTGGTATGATGAGCAAATAAAAAAAGCGGAAGACGGAATCAAAAGAGCAGAAAAAAGCCACGACAGTGCGTTAAAAATGGAATTTATAAATCAAAAAGAAAGTTTACAATCTTCAAGAGCGATTGAAAAACAAAGATTGAATGACATTCAAAAACATTTAAACGCAGAAAAAGCAAAGTATAACAGCAGTGCAAATTTCGTAAAAAATTATGAAAAATTGCAAGAAGCAATAGCATCAGGTCACAGCGAAAAAATAAAAAATGCTTATTCGATGTTAAGAAATAACCTAAAAAGAGCCGGTTCTGCTACAAAACTTGAATTGCTAGAACAATATCATAGCGCTGAAGCAAATTTGAAAAAAATTCAAAAAGCATATGACAATGGACAAGTTGATAAAGCAGCGCTTAATGCTGCAAAAAGAATGGTTAATGCTACAAAGAAAGAACTCAACAAGGCAGATTATTCAGGTGTTGGTGCAAAAGCTGTTAAACAGTTAAAAAGTGGATTTCTGACGACGAGCTGGAACGGAATCGGTAATAAGATTTCAACCGATATCCGAAAAGGCTTTTTAAATTCATTCGGAGCAAATCCTTTAGCTGTTCCTGTAAAGTTAAAGCGAACAGGAAAGGGAACACTTCCGGGGTTGAATGGACCTATTAAGATTGGAAAGAATGCAGTCGGCGGAATTTACAAGCAAGGTACATTCCTAACAACATTCGCCGAAGAATCAGCGGAAGCAGCCATTCCAATCAATAATGAACCGCGCTCGAAGCAGTTGTGGATTCAAACAGGAAAAATGCTGGGAATGGTTAATGAGAATATCGGGCAAAGAGCTGTTAATGTTGCGATAGATTCCAGCGAAACAAATAGCCTGCTTAGAGCATTGTTGAAAAAAGACAGCAACTTATATGTTGATGGAAATAAGCTTGTAGGTGCTACAGTAGGACATCGGGATAGATATGACGGAATAGGCTACGAATTAGAAGAAAGGGGGATTAGCTATTGATTAGAACAATAACATATAACGGAGTAGATTTTTACAAGGCTTTTGGATTTATTGTTGATACTGTAACTAAACAGCCTCCATCAAAAAAGGAAAACAGACAGAGCGTTCCGTATAAATCAGGAACGTATAACATGTACTCTAATTTGGGTTATTCGCTGTTTGAAGATAGAGAGCTTGTCTATACAGGTCAGTTAATTCTTGACGATTCAACTGACTTAGACAGATTACTGACAAAGATTAACAGCATTGTAATGTCTCCTTCAGGAGATAAGGTTTTGCAGGATAACTTCAATCCAGAATATCATTATTTACTTGAAGGACAAAGCGTAGCACTTGCAGACAATGAAAGAGGTTATGGAGAATTAACAATCACATTTAAGGGCTATCCGTTTAAGATTTGGAACAAAGGAATTCACGACGTTAAGTGGGATGAAATCAACTTTGAACTTGATGAATTTCAGCCAGATTCTTTTTCAGCAGTTCAGGGTAAAACATTTACAGTGAACAATACAAGTCCAGAGTTGGTTCCATTCAAGTATACAGCAAGCGCTGATTTTGATGTGACCATTGATGGAAATACTTATCATTTTTCAAAAGGCACATACACAGCAGGTTACAAGCTTAAGCCCGGCAAGAACGTGTTTAACGTAGTTAATACAAACAGTGTGTCTTCCATTACTGTTTCATTCGATTGGTATAGGAGGGAGCTGTAGATATGCTGGATGTTTGGATTTACAACGGAGAAAAAGCCTTGAATATATCAGGAGATAGAGTAGACGGACGTGTTGATGGCGAATATGTAGAAGAAATCAATGCTATTCCGTCTGCTACATTTACCATTTATCCAGATAATGTAGGCTTTAACCAATTAACTGAATTTGTTACAAGAGTTCGAATTTTCAAAAAAGAAAAATGCGTATTTTCGGGCAGAGTCATATTGGTTGAACCATCTGTTGAAAGTAATGGAACAGTGTCTAAGAAAGTCACTTGCGAGGGCTGTTTGGGATTTTTGAATGATACATTTGCTTATCCATTAATTGGACGACTGGAAGGCTATGATATTACATTAACTAAGGCTGTTCAGTTTATGATTGATTTTCATAATAAACAGGTTGGAGAATCAAGCAAGAAGTATATAGTTTACAGTCCACCTGAAAGTAATACAATTTTGGAAAATGTTGAAGTAACCGCAGAATCTTCTACCTGGGGAGTGTTGTCGCAAGAAGCATTTACGGATGATTTAGATTTTAAAATAACAGACGATTTAACCAAATTAACATTGTCTGTATTAGGTGATGGTGATGTTGGCGGAGGAGTTGAACTAACTCTTGACGTGAACATGCAGAGTATATCAATCGTTCCGTCGTTTGATTTATGCACAAGGGTTGTTCCATTCACAACGGAAGGACTTCCAATGGGAACTATTGGAATGAATGAGACTGACTATTATGTTGAAGATAAAAACAGTAAAAAGATTTATGGAGTAATTGTAAAAGGACATAAATTTGACAGTGTTAAAAAGACTTCAAGTCTTAAAGAAAAAGCGACAAAGTGGTTAAAAAAGAACAGCTCAATTATTAAATCAATAAGCGTGTCAGCTTTAGATTTATATAATCAGGGAATTACACCTGCACAATTCGAAGTTGGAAAAACTTACCCAATAAGATGTCCGCAGATTAACTTTAATGAAACAGTTAAATTGCGAAAAGTAACAAGAGACATTAACGACGAGTGGAACGTGCAGTTAGAATTTGGCGAAAAAAAATACTCCGCCAAAAGATACATTAAATTGAATAAGTACAAGAAAGGAATGAAATTATGAGTTTAATTAATATTGCAAAGGTAATTAGGACGGCAATAATGGCTAAAGATGTCAGGGAAAACATTGCCAAGGGATTTGAAGAAGCGAACAGTTCAATTAATAAAGTTGATGGAAAAATCGGCAACAAGGATTCTGAATTGGATAACTGGATGAGCAATAGAAATACAGAGTTCGAAAACTGGAAAAATGCAACAAATGAGAATATAGACTACAGACTAAATGCTCAAAATATGAATATTGCAAGCAACGCAGAAAAAATCGAATCTGTAGAAAAAAAAGTAGATGCAATTACTGACGAAGTTAGAAACGCTCGACATGTATGTTTAGCGGGATGCTATAAAATGACTATTCCTGTAAACAAGACGATTACACCTATACCTTACGAGATTATTTATAATAAAGTCGGTTATGACCTTAAAGGAGAAACAAGTATCAAATTAAAAAAGGATAGACTATATAAAATTGGACTTCAATTTGTATATAACTTAACATCCTCTCCGTCGGAGGTAAAACTATTAGCATTGATAGCTTTAAATATTCAAAAAGATACATCAACCGTGCTTTATGAATATATAGGAAGATTATACACGCGTATAAATGTAGTGAACGATAACGTAAATATCGAATATGTGTTTTCAACAAAAAATATGGATTCAGATGATTTAAACCTAAATATAATGATAGATACTTATTTGGATATAATGCAAGTTTACAGTAATGCAAAATTAACATTATATGAATTAACTACTTGCTAAAAAGGAGTGTTTTATGGATATTAAGATCAAAATTGACGGACAGATTGCACGAATTACAAACACAGCAGAAATCTGTTCAGGGAATATTAAAGTAAACGGTTTAGCGTTTGAGTTTTCAAAAGAATGGGACGAGTTTCCAACCAAAACAGCCGTAATTTATGTAGATGATTACGACAAGAAAACAGCGACTAACGTATTAATTGAAGATAACAGAGTAGACGCAGATTTACTTCCTGCTGATTTATTCAAGAAGAAATGCGTGTTATATGTTGGAGTAATCGGAAGTAATGACAACGAACAACGTATCACTTCAACCGTTGTAGGACAACGAATTAAAAAAGGGACACCTACAGATGCCGTACAGTTGGTTGATATTGACATCTTCGCGCAGATTATCGCAATTATGAACGAAACAAAGAATGTATGCGATAGTGCTATACACGCAGTAGATAACAACATCAAATACATGCAGAGAGCGGAAGAAGCAAGCAATCAGGCTTCTAAATCTGCTGACAAGGCTGTACAAGCTGTTGATGGAATTGACGCAAGCGTTGAAAAGGCTAAAGTTAGCGAGCAAAACGCAAAGACAAGCGAAAATAACGCACTAGCAACAAAGAAGTCAATTGACGAAGTGATGGCTGATTATGCTTATTTAATGGAACTTGAAAATTTCAGAACGAAAATTATTCAGGTGTTGAAAGAAAAAGGCATAACTATAGATGATAACGCAAAGTTAGATGATACGTTAATAAAAGCTATTGATAGTATTAGCACATTGCAGGGATTGAATGAATATGTAAGTGGAGACATTGAGGAATATGTTAATAATGAGATTAGATATGTACCTGCGTATACGTTAACTAGCAGAGCGAACCTGAGAAAAGTTAGAATGGATAATTTGATTACTATTGGGGGTTCGAGTTGCTTTTACTCAAATAGCTCACTTAAATATTTTAAAGCGGATAATCTGACAAGTCTTCATAATAGTTTTTTAAATAATAGTATTGTTGAAAATTTAGTTCTTCCTAATTTAATAACTGGGGGTTATTTAGCAATATCAGACATACCTTGTTTAAGACGATTAGTAGTGCCTAAATTACAAACAGGTTTAAATAATACTAATTTAAATTCGGTAGAACTTTGCGATATTGGTTCTAATGACAGAATCACTGATGCTTATTTGAAAAGTGTCAAGATTTTTATTACAAGAAAAGAAGGAACTATTCTAGCCTTACCGAGTGCAACAAAACACATTACAAATCCCAAAGAAATCTACGTCCCACAAGACTTAATTGAACAGTACAAGGTAGCCACAAATTGGGCGACTTATGCCGACAAATTTAAGCCATTAGAGGGAAGTAAATACGAACCTTTGAATTGGTACGAAGAAGAAGCTTGGTATAAAGAAGAAATGAAAGTATGGGAATAGAGGTGGTATAAGTGTTAATGACAGAAATAGTAACCATAAAAGACGAAAAATTCGTAAAAAATTATTCAGATGCAGGAATGTACATTGAGCGTGATGGGGTTATGTATGAAGAGGCTGTCGACCCTATTGAATACAAGGATAGTAGGATTTATACAGAAACAGATGAAACGATTGAGGAGGAACATGAGGTAGAGTAAATGAATTTATATCAATTTTTATCTTTGCTCGGCGTTCCATCTTTAATCGGAGCTATTGGAGTAGCAACTTTTAATCATATAAAAATGAAACACTCTTCAAACAAGTTGATTAAGGATGGAGTGCTTGCTATTCTGCACAACAAAATCTACACATTAGGCAAGCAGTACATAGCGCAGGAACACATATCGGTCGAAGCATTAGACGATTTTGAACATTTATATAATGCGTATCATGCGTTAGGTGGAAATGGAACAGGAACAGAAATTCACGAAAGAGTAATGGCATTACCAATAAGGTAGGAAGGAGTTTTGAAATGAACAAAAAATGGATTAAAGCAGCAGGAGTAAGAGCAATTAAGACAATGGCGCAGACAGCAGTATCATTAATCACTGTTGGAAATCTAATTACAGAATTAGACTGGATTTCAATAATCGGAATTTCAGCAACAGCAGGAGTAGTTAGTATTTTGACATCAGTAGCAGGTTTACCAGAAGTGGAGGAGTAATAATGAGAAAATATGTAGGAACAAAAATCATTGAAGCAAAGGAAATGAACAGAGGAGATTATAACAAATATCGTGGTTGGACTATACCAGAGAACGAAAATCCAAATGATGAGGGATATTTAGTTAGGTATTCAGATGGTTATGAAAGTTGGAGTCCTAAGAAGCAGTTTGAAGATGCATATAGGAATTATGATGAAAAAAAGCTACCTTCTACAGCGATATTAATGCAGAGCAGTGATTATAAGGAAAGATTCAAGGCTGAATATTTACAGCTTGTAATTAGATACAAGGGATTAAAGGCAATGTTAGAAAAGTGGGACAACGGAACATTACCATTTAAACCTACTTGTCCTAGAAGCACTTATAACATTCAAATTAAGGCTATGACAGATTACATTGCAATCCTTGAAGCAAGGGCTGTAATGGAAGGAGTAGATTTAGAAAGTGAGGTATAATATGAGCAAGAAGAGATTTAAGGCATCTAACGGAATCAAATATATGTTCAATAGAATATGGGCTTACATAAATAAGTTTTTCTGTGACAAAGGTAAACAGAAAAAATCAAATGTTAAGTATATTGTAATTCACAACACAGGTAATAAGGGGCGAGACACAGCTCTAGCCAACGCAATGTATTTCAAGAACAAAAGAGGAACTTATGCAGGAGCGCATTTTATAATTGACTTGGAAGGAAAAATCTATCAGTGTGCAAGATTAACAGATGCATGTTATTCTGTAGGCGGAAATAAATACCCTAATTGTGCAAGCACTGGTGGTGGCAAATACTATGGTAAATGCACTAACTATAATCAGGTATCTATTGAACTTGCTGGCATTGTTGATTACAAGCCAACCACTAAACAGATTGCAGCAACAAAGGCTGTTATTGAATACATACAGAAGTATTGTAAAAACGCAAAGAAAATCATCAGACATTTTGATGTAACCGGGAAAGATTGTCCGCAGAGATATTCAGGAAAAGCAAATGAAAAGGCTTGGCTTGAGTTTAAGAGCAAAATTAAATAATGTGAAATATTAAGGGCTAATTAGTAGATATTTTTAATTAACAATATCCACTAATTAGCTTATTTTATTTGAATTAAATTGTATCATTCGTGTGTTTAAGCAAGTACAATTTTAGCACAGTAATATACGGGTAATATACAGATTTTGGCGCAATCCCTTTATTTATGGGCATCTATTAACATTCTGGGAATGCCGCGTGCTTATTGATTTGTTTACAAATCAATAAGAGGAGTGTCGTGCATAAAAAAGTCAGAGCAAAGGGAATGCCGCGTGCTTATTGATTTGTTTACAAATCAATAAGAGGAGTGTCGCGCGTAAAAAAGTCAGAGCAAAGGGAATGCCGCGTGCTTATTGATTTGTTTACAAATCA